CATTGACAGCCGCAATGAGCACAGGCAGCATTGGTGCTGTGTTCAAAAGCCTAAGCACAACTGTTGAGATCCTTGCTACCAAGAGACTACCTCACCTGACCTTGGGAATTGGTGCTGCCGTCCTGGGCTTTTCTCGTATGATTCCCCTGGTTGGAGCAGTAGTAAGTGCTCTACTGCTGGTGAATGAAGGTATCAAATTGGCCTTTAACATTGATCCTATTGACTTGTTCTTGACCAAGGTAGCAGATGCGTATTATGCATTCAAAGAGTTCATTGGCCTGCAAGGCAGACAACCCAAAGCACCAGAACCTGGCAAAAGCACAGCAGGTGCTGGTCGTGGTGATGGCAAATTACAATTAGAGGCTGAGAAGAAGCGAGCAGAACTGGCGGAGAGAGAAGCAGCCAATCTAAAGGAGTTGCAAAAGGGTCTTGACGTTAAACGACAGACCATTCGTCAGACCACACAAGACTTCAAAGAACAACTGGATAGTCAGATTGCTCAGATTCGTCTGCAAGGCAATCTCATTGGCAAGAGTGAAACACAACGAGAAATAATGACTGCTGTGGCCAGCATAACCAAAGAAGCCGCAGACAAGACAGCAGACTTGCAAAAAGAAATGTCCAAGTTGCAAGGTGTTGAGAAAGATCAACTCACACCAACTTATATGGCACAGATTGCTGCCATTGAAATACTTAGAAAAGCCAAGAGTCTTGAAGTTGAAGAAGCCATCAGAGGTAGTGCTCTGAAAAAGGCAGCGTACGAGTTAGAGTTATACGGCATAAAAGAACAACAGCAGGCATTTGATGACCTTGCAAGAATACAAAAAGACCTTGCACAGATTGGTCTTGGTGATCAAGCCAAACAGCAAATGGATATTGCATTTGCCGCTGATGAACGAGCAAGAGCAGAAATCCGTAGTCTGGAAGCCAGTCGTGGAGTCAAACTCTCTGAAGAAGAAAAGAACAAGATCTTTGAGATTTCAAAGAGCCAATTGTCAGCAGTCACAGATGCTACCAACCAGTTGGCAGATGCCAGAGAAAAGTTTGCCAAGACTGAAAACATACGATTGTTTGGTCTCAAGAGTGAATACGACCTGCAAGACAAACTCCTGGCCATACAAAGAGAAACAGCAGATGTTGGATTGCTGGGTATTGAAAAAGCCTATCGTGACATTACCCGTGCCGCAGATGATTCAGCCAAGGCTGCTATCCGTGCAGAAGAAGATCGTCGCAGTGCCATTGCAGGCACAAAACAGGTCCTGGACGATTCAGAAAAACAGGACTACTACAACAAAGCCAGGAAAGGCACAGAAGAACTGGTCAAGGCACAGAAGAAACTGTACGACAGTTCAAGAACATTCAGCACAGGATGGAACAGTGCATTCAAGCGATACATTGAAGATGCTACCAATGCTGCCAAAACAGGCGAAAGAATGTTTGAGAAATTCACGTCTGGCATTGAAGATCTCATTGTGGATTTTGCCAAGACAGGCAAGTTTGAATGGAAGAGTTTTGTTGATTCAATGCTGGAAGAACTACTTCGCAGTCAGATCAAACAAACAATGGCCAGTATTATGCAAATGCCAAACCCATTCTCAAGTTCAGGTGGCAGCATCAGTGACTTGTTTGGTGGCATATTTGGAGCCTTAGGTGGCGGTGGCGAAATTGGGTCCAGTGCCAACAACCCAATGTACGTGATGGACATATCAGGAGGTGGCGGTGGTGGTGTTGGTAGCATATTTGGCGGTGTGCAACCACACAAGGACCAGCAACAGGGTGGTGGCATAATGGGCACCATTGGCAACATATTTGGTGGCGTCAAAGACGCTGTGGGCAGTGTGTTTGGTGGTATAGGTGATGCAGTAGGTGGCATAGCCAAGAGCATTGGCGGCTTGTTTGGCGGTGGTGCATCAGCACCCAGCACTTCAAGCGGTGGAGGCTTTGGCGGTGGTATTGTTGATAGCATTGGTAGTCTGTTTGGTGGTGATTCTGGAGGCGGTTTCCTGGACTCAATCACGTCAGGCATTGGCGACTTCTTTGGTGGCTTCTTTGCCAATGGTGGCAATATCCCATCAGGCAAGTTTGGTGTGGTAGGTGAGCGTGGTCCAGAATTCATAGGCGGCCCTGCTTCAATAACTCCAATGAGTGGCAGCACCAATGTCACGTACAACATTCAAGCCGTTGATGCTCGCAGTTTCCAACAACTACTGGCCAGTGACCCAAGTTTTATATACGCACTCACTGAACAAGGCCGTAGATCAATGGCAGGAGGAAGATAATGAGTTTTCAATGGATAGTGAATGGGGCTGAATCAATCAGCCTAAACAAAAAACAAATAGTAGCACAAACGCAAACACGCTCAGGCGTGATTCGTGCTACCACCAGAGGTGTTCAACCAGTACAGATAACTGTGAAGTATCCTGACGGGCCAAAGTGGAGTGATCTCAAAGCAAACATTGCTGCCGCTACTGCCCTGGATCGTTATCAGACTGCAACCATTTCAATTCCCTATGCCACGTTTCCTTGGTATTATGGAAATGTCAATCCAGGCACAAATGAAAGTTATACGGTTCTGTGTGTGGAGTTTCCTGAATGGACCATCTTTGCACAGAATCAGGTCAGTTGGTCTGGACCTTTAGTATTCCAGGAGTATATTGCGTGAGCACCTCTATAAATCTTGCTCCATACAGAGCCATACAGGCCGCATACTTTGTGCAAATAGACATTGAGGACTATGGTTTTTTAAGATTTAGTGACCTCACGTATTCATATACCTTGCTTGGCAATGTATATTCAAACATTGGACAACTGTTGAGCATCAGTAGTAGTGCATCAGAAGTTCGTGCCACTGAAAGCCAGGTAAGTGTTTCAATATCAGGCGTTCCAGCAGGCAGTGTTGCTGAAATACTAAACAACAATCCCAAAGGATCTGAAATAATAATTAGACGTGCATTTTTTGATCCTGTCACTAATACAATACTAAACATTACAGGCAATCCTGCCACAAAGTTTTCAGGAATGATTTTCAATTACGCAATGGAAGAAGAGTGGGATTCAGCCACACGCACCAGTACTTTTTCAATTACTTTTATCTGCCAGAGTATTATCACAACCTTGAAGAAAAAGATTGGCGGTCGTAGAACTAATCCGTATGATCAAGAAGCCACCACACCTGGTGATCTGTCAATGAGTCGTGTGCCAACTGTGATGAATTCAAATTTTCAGTTTGGTGCTCCTGCAGGCACATTGGCCGCATTGAATTAAAGGACAAAATATGAGTTGGTTAGACGATGTAGTAGATTTTGGTTCCAGCATCATTGGTGGTGTGAGTAATTTCTTTGGTTCAAATAATATTGGCAGCAATGTATTAAAGACTGTGATGACAGGTGTGGCCTTGAACAAGGTCACAAATTCAATCAACAAAAGCAATGATGCCACCAGAGGCACCACCAATAGCCCAGCAAAAACTGCTGTGGATCCAGGTGTGCGTATTCAGACCAGAGCAGATACAGAACAAAAGATTCCTGTGTTGTATGGTCGTGCTATATTTGGTGGCAGTCAATTTGATGTGCGTATGAGTTCTGACAACAAAACAATGTATTTTTGTTATGTTCTTTGTGAGAACACAGGAACATTACTCAGCACAGGTCAAGCCAGTGCAATCAGTTTCAACAGTGTGTATTATAATGATCAACGCATTGTATTTCAAGGCGATGGCATAACTGCTAATTACAGTGTAGATCGTAATGGCACCATTGACAACAGCCTAAGCGGTCTTGTTAAAATTTATTTGTATCGCAATGGCAGTGCCAGTTCAAGTCAGGCCTTTACGACAGGCACAAGTGGAACACAAGCAAATGCGTACAGCATTGTGCCTGGTTGGACCAGTGCTTGGTCAATGACTGGTCTGGCTTTTGCTGTGGTCCGTGTTGAATACAACAAAGAAAAAGGCATTACAGGCATTGGCAATCTAAGATTTGATATGCAATCCTCAATGTCATTCCCTGGCGATGTGTTGTATGATATAATGACCAATACAAAATATGGTGCGGGAATACCGCCAGGAGAGATCAATAGTGCCTAATAGTTTAACTGAACTGAATACTTTTGCAGCCACCAACGTAATCAATGGTGACGACAGACCGTATTCAATAACCTGGAGTGCAAACACTGCCAGCAATGTGTCAATCAGCACAACTGAAGATGGTGCTGTGACCTTGACCACAGGAGTTGATTTAGTAGATGCAGTAAGTGTTCCATCAGGAAATATAACTTACAATATCAATCTTGCCAATGTTGGTGCCAATGCTGTTCTTACCTGGCCAGCATTACCATTAGGGGTGGTTTCTACTCAGGCTGGTAATGTTTATGCCCTCACAGGTGTATTTGATGGCACAACCTGGAACACTGCAAAAAATGCTACGCTGATATTCAAAGATCGTGAAGCAAATTACAGTTTCACATCCAACGTGGTATATCCAAATGTGGCAAATACAGCAAACTTTGATAGCAAAAATTGGAGCACCAATGTCACAATAACATCCTCACACGCTGAATTATCCAACCCCAGTAGTTTTTATTGGGACGAAGATACATCCGTGGCCATCACTGGTTATCCGCAGATTACAGATGCTTACTCTACCAATGACACATACACAATAGTAATCACTCCCAACGTGGCTGCGGCAGTCACATCCTTGGTGACTTCAACCACAATAGCCAATAGTTTAAATGCAGGTACCAAAGCCCTGACACTGTCAGGAACCAAGTCCAATGTCAATATTGCCCTGGGCAATATAACTCTAAATCCTGCCAAAGATTATGTGACCACGTTCAATCTGAATTACAGTTTGACTAACCCTATCAGCAATGTGAATACACAAGTAAATCAGACTGCTCTGATAGGCGTGACTGAGAATGAATTATCTAATCCCAGCAGTTTCACTTGGGATGAAGATACACCCAAGGTCATCACAGGATATCCGCAAATCATTGATGCTTACACAGGTGCAGGCACGTATTCAATTGTTATCACCCCCAATGTGGCTGCGGCTGTGCTGTCAATGACCACATCCAGCAATGTGACCAACAGTTTCAACTCCAGCACAAAAGCCTTCACAATGTCAGGCACAAAGTCTGCTGTGAATACTGCCCTGGGCAATGTCACAATGACACCTTATCCAGATTACATAACTTCGTTCAATCTCAATTACAGTCTGACCAATCCCATCAGCAGCCTCAACACACAGGTCAATCAGACAGCACTAATTGGAAACACTTCTGCTGATTTCACAATGACCAATGCTTATAACTTTGCAGAAGATCAAGCCACACAATTGGTGTATGCTGTGGAAGACCTTGATGGCACAGCCTCATCTTATACTATGTTGGTTGGTCAGACTGCAGGCACTAACGGTGTGATTTTTATCAATGGTGTAAATGCTGGAGTTGGTAATGTGGGCAATCTGACCACAGCCAATGTCTCAACGTTCAATTCAGGCAATGTGACTTTTATTCCGTACGCAGACAGCACAAGCAATGTTTCTCTCACAGTGAATGTTTATAAAAACAATGTGTCAGGCAATGTGAATTTTGCAGCCAATCAAGTGGCCACATTGTCTTGCACAAGTACGCACAATGATTACGATCTTGGTGGGCCATTTACAGAGAATACCAAGTTTGCTTTTGGAAACATCATCACAGACACAGATACCAACGTATCAACTTACACTATCAGTATTCAAGAACAAGGGGTTCCTGGTCAGCCTGCGTTGGGCAAATGGTACATTGGAAACACCTTGATTGGTCCTGCCAATGTTGCTTACACGGTGACAGATACCAAGGCAAATATCAACGGTCTTGGACTGCAATGGCTGCCAGGATGGGAGAACACTCAGGCAGAATTTGTGTATTCACAAAGCAAGAATACCACTTACTTTGGAAACATAGTTCAAGCCAATGCTGTTGTTGTGAGCAAGAGCCAGGGCACAAGTGTGCCTGGCATAACAAACTTGACTGCCAGAACATTCAGCGGACAAACAACCAATTTAATATTTGCAAATAGCACGCCGCAGATTTCAGATGGTCCAGACTACGGTCAATCTTATCAAGTGGTTCTGAATGGCACCAATGGAGCCAGTGCATACGGAGGATTTGGCAACACAGGGGCAGCCGCTATCAATAACATTCTTGTAGGTCCCTCTGTTCCTTTGATATTGACTGGCAATGCCGCAACCATCAACTCACTGATAACAACTGCTGTGTATGCTCCAATCGCCAGCAGATACTCACCAGCGGCTTCAGGCACATACACATTCTCATTCACCAGAGATGGCGTACCAAGTACAAAATCTTTTGCAAATACCATAAGCAGGACAGGTGATGCCGCACTGCCTATATATACTTTTAACAGTTCAACTACCTGGACGCCAGATACTGTGAATGAATATTACGCCACAGGGTATGATTTGTTAGTAGTAGGTGGTGGCGGAGGTGGAGCCACCTTTGGAGCACTCAGTGGAGCCACCTATCGTTCAGGTGGCGGCGGAGCAGGCGGCAATGTAAAAACATCAAATAATCAACCATTTACAGCAAATACTGTTTATACAGTCACAGTTGGTCTTGGCGGAAACCCAGGAGTCACTGGCAATGCTGTTGGTAATACTGGAGGTTCAACTTATCTTGCAAATGTGGCAGCAGGCAATATCCTTGTTGCTGAAGGTGGTGGCGGTGCCTGTATTGCACAGTGGGGATATGGCGGCTTTGTTGGCATTTATTCAGGTGGTGATCGTGGCGGTGGCACCGTTGGTGTTGGTCCGTATTATGGCGGTGGTGGTGCAGGTGCAGGTGGCAACGGAAGCAATGCCTCACCAACAGCAACCTTCACTGTTGGCGACGGAGGCACTGGCATAGCCAGTTCAATCTCTGGCAATACAATCCGTTATGGTGGTGGTGGTGGCGGTGGTGCTTATTTCACAGGCAACATTGGCACTGGCGGCAATGGCGGCGGTGGCGGAACCAATAGAGCCACAAGTGCTGGTGAAAACGGCAAGGGTGGCGGCGGAGCAGGTGCTGGAACTGCACAAGGATTTGAGGCTGGCCAAGGCGGCAGTGGTGTATTGATTATTAAACTTAGGACTGTATAAAATGGGACTGACTGTATTACCGTATCGTTATAGGGTCAATGGCTTGATTGATACATCACAGACAGTGATGGACAACATTGAACTAATTGGCAATAGTTGTGCTACCTGGCTGACCTATGACGCTATGAATGGCCGCTGGAGTGTGGTTATCAATCAAGCAGGTGATCCAGTAAGTACTTTCACTGACAGCAGTGTGATTGGCCCTATGAATCTTACTGGCACTGGCCTGGCTGATCTTTACAACAGTGTTGAAGTACGTTTTCCGCATAGAGATCTAAATGATCAAGAAGATTATATCAAGATTGAAATACCAGATGTAGATCGTCTGGGCAATGAACCAGACAACTGTTTGACTATAAACTTACCAGTTATCAATGACCCAGTGCAGGCACAGATCATTGGCTTGATTGAACTTAAACAAGCAAGATTAGACAAAATCATTGACTTCAAAACTGACTACAGCAAGATCAATCTACAGGCTGGCGACATCATAGCCGTGACCAACACTGTGTATGGCTGGACCAGCAAAGAGTTTCGTATCATTCGTATGGAAGAAGTAGATCAAGACGGTGCTATTGTGATTGGCATCACTGCTCTTGAATACAGCGACTCTGTTTATGACCTGTCAGATCTCTATCGCTATTCCAGAAGCAATGCGGATGGCATTCTCACACAAGGTGCCCTGGGCACACCAAGCACTCCAAGCGTGACCAACTACGCAGAAGATGCTAACCCTCGTGTGGATATTTCAAGTACCACCCCCAACAACACTGATCCGCTGAATCAAGCAGGCATTATTGAAGCAATGGAGTTTTGGCTATCAACTGATGGCACCAATTACACCTTGCTGACCACAAAGAAACCTGATTCAGCCCTGACTTATGCATT